CGACTTTCGCGGCGGGATCTGGAGCGCCTTATCGCTCTCGCGCAATCAGTCTGAAACCGACTCACATGTAAGCGTTGTGGTATACCCGCTGCGCGATAATGAATGCTCCGCACGGGTGATCAGCCACAGTCCGTTCGCACTGCTCCGGAAGCCTTTCAGTTCTACCCGGGCCTCGGCAATCAGGGCCGGGTTGCCCGGCAACGTCAGCGACAGCTGCTTTTCGGCGCGGGCTCGTTTTTCCAGCTCTGCGACTGCGGCTTGCTTCGCCCCCGCTGCGTCAGCAAACGGATGCCGAATGCGGGCGACGGGCTCACCCTGGCCCGCCACAACCTCGCGCACCATACCTGCGTCGAGGTCATTCCACTGCGTGATAACCTGTCCAACCGGCTGCCGCTTGGTAATTGTTACACGATACTGGGTTATCTCGCCCCGGGATACCGCCACGACCGGCAGGGGCTTGCCCGTGGTCGTCTTGCTCTCCCCGCGCTTGGCGATAACCAGATGCCCCCCCGCAGGCTTGGCAAGGGCGTCATAGTCCTTGGACAAACGGGTCAGCAGCGCCATGTCAGACTCATTGGCCTGATCAACATGCGGCAGAAATGTGGCTGCAAGCGCTGGCGCTACTGCGGCTTTCAGTCCGTGTTCCTGCGCGATGACCTGCACCATGTCCCCCAGCGTTGTCCCGGCTGACCACGAGCGGTTTTTTTGTGTTGTCAACATCGGGCGCCTGGACCCGGCTTCACCTGTTGACGCCGCCTGGACAGAGGCCTTCGCCTTGACCGTGATACGATCAGGGGGACCGGATACCTCCAGCTCGTCAACAATGAACAAACCCATCTTTCGCAGGGCATTGTCATAGCCCAGGGCTACGCAGAGCTCCGTCCCTGCGGCGGGCAAAGCCAATGGCTTGCGGTCATTGGGGTCGGCGAGCATAAGCTCCAGCGTGTCACTTTGCAGTCCCGCCTCGTCGGTGAGGCGCAAGGACACAAGGTAGCCGCGGATTCCTGCGGTAATGTCAGCATCATTGGCCCGGATCTGGAAGCCGGGCTTTATCCCCATAACGCTTCCCCAGCCGCCACACGCGGCGGCATATCCGGCAGAGCAATATCCAGACCAGCGGGCAGAACCATACCATAGCGGACCAGACCGGGGTTCGCTTCGAGAAGCTGCTCCACAACGCCTGGCGCAGTCCCGCCGTAATGCTTCCACGCAATGTAATCGACCGTATCCCCATCACGCGTTTGATACCGAAGGCCCATCATCGTATTTCCTCAACTGAAGACTGAATGCTTGGCGCATAGGGACGCCTTTCTGCGCAAACCGGGACTGGGTTTCGTCTATGCGCTCGATCACCCATTGCCCGTGGATGAAGCCAAGGCCGTCCACCAGCTGAAGCGGCTCGCCCTTCGCTGCCTCGCGGCGCATGGCCTCAAGCTGTCCTCGCCCGGCCTTGAAGCCGGGAAATATCACACCGTCCAGTGACAGTGTTTCACTGCCCGGCCCGGTGTATTGAAGGGCCTCGGGTTTCCCGAACCGCTCCTGGGCGGACCATGAGTAGGCATTCGAGCGCTTGAGCTCCTGGTACGCCGCCGTATTGATGCTGAATTGATAAGCACCAAGCTGCATCATGATATCTGCCATATGACCTCAATACCCATAAGCCATGGCCCCGTCATGCAGCGCGCCGCGTTCATTCTCGCGTCGAATCCGCTCTATTTCTTCTGCCAGCTGCCGGGGGTCCTGGCCGGGCTGCTGCTGGATATTGAAGACGGGGGCGTTGGTGACGTTGTTTGTGACGTCCGCCTTGCCGGGTGCAGCCCCCCGAATAGCCGCAGGCGGGGCCGCCGAAGATGAAGAGGGTGTCGGCTCGGCGCCGGGTTTTCCCCCGGCGTCCTGGCCAAGGCCAAAAAAGGATGCAACCTTACCAATCCCCGCGCCGACCCATTGCAGTTTCTCTAGAATCCATTCAAAGGCAGCGCTTGCAGCGTCTGTAATTCCAGCCCACAGGCCCGTGAAAAATTCACCGATTGCGGAGAACTTATCGGTGATCCAGTCGCATAATGAGCCGAAGAATGCCTTGACGGTTGACCAGTTTGCAATAACAAGCCCCGCAGCGAGCGCGATGCCTGCGATGATTGCGCCAATCGGGGTGGCCACCAAGGCCAGGCCGATCGCCTTGATTCCTGCCGCAACAGCAGGGAGCCCGCCAGCAAGCCCGATCATGGCAGAGCCGAGACCCCATACGGCTGAACCAAAAGACAAGACAGACACAACAGCCTTGGAGGCAAAGACAGCCGACATGATGATACCCAAGTTGTCAAAGCCACCGACAAGGGATGCGAGATTGTTCGTTACAGATGCAAAGCCTGTGGCTATTGCGGCAATGCCCCGGACGGCATCCCCGATAAAGGGGACTATCTCGCGGAACCCGTCGGCAAAGCGCTTTGCGAAGGCGACGACCTCATCGCGGTTTTCCCGCATATAGCTTGTAAAATCCTTCATCATGTCTGTAACGACCGGCATCAGGGCCCCGCCAATGGTATTCTTCAACCCGGCAAGCCCCAATTGTGCATCCAGAAGCGCATCCTTGAACGCCTCCGCATCCCGGGCTGTTTTTTCGCTCAGAACATAGCCTGTCGCCCGCGCATCTTCCCGGAGCTGGGTCAGCCCGGCAGAGCCATCTTTCAGCATGTTGATCATGCCCGCGCCGGAGCGGCCAAATATGGCCGTTGCCAACGCAACGCGCTCTGCGCCATTTTCCACGGACTGCAACCGATCGGCTACCAGTGCCAGCGCTTCATCCGGCTGCATGGATGCCATCGCCTGCGCAGAAAGACCCAGCTGCTCGAACGCTTTCTTTGCCGTGCCGCCCCCCTGGACGGCCTCGCCGATGCCCTTGGACAATTTTTCCATGGACCCGTCAAGACCTTCGGCAGACATTCCACTGCGCTCGGCGGCGTAGCGCAACTCCTGCAAGGCCTCGATGCCAATCCCCATCTTTCCGGCGGTTTTTGCGACATGGTCACCCAAGCCAGCGGTCGAGTTTGCGAGGCTGAAAATTGCGGCCCCGGCAGCGCCGACAGCGACAGTGGTGGTGCGTGCCAAGCCCCCCACCGCACCTTGCATTTGCCCGAATTTCTCACCACCCCTGTTGCTGGCGGCAGCAGCCCGCTCCCACTTTTTCTGACTGACGCGCAGCTTGTCCAGTGTGCTCCCGAGCTCCTGGTACTCCCGGTCCAGGGCATCAACAGATTTCCCTTCGCGCTCCAGAACCTTGCGCTGTTTCTTGAGCTCCTGCTGGCGCTTTGTAATGGTCTTGATCTCGGACCCGACGCTGTCCAACCCCCCCTTGATCAGGCCGACATTCCGCGCAAACGATGCATCCAGGGCTGCGCCGATTGTTATTTTTGTGCTGAGTTTTTGTTCAGTCGCCACGCGGCAGCCCCTCGATCCACCATTTGAACTGGCTTAGCGGCATAGATGCAATTTCAGACAAACCCCAGGACGTGAACGAAGCCAGGGCGATTACGTTGTGGCGCAGATCGACCGGGCTTATTCGAGAAAATTTGAGTAAGCATCCTGCAGCTTCCTGTAGTCACGCAGCCGAAGTTTCTGGATATTATCAGGGGCTATCCCGCACAAATTTGCAAAGAGTGTAACCTCCTGTTGGGCTGTGCTTCCCTTGACCGACTGGCAAGCAATCTGATCATGGACCGTCGGCTCGCGCATCCGCAAACTGCTGACTTGTGTCCCGTCCAGGTCAATGGGGCGGGACAAGGTGACGTCTACATATTCGGTCGTATAATCCATGTACTCTGGCTCTCCTTTGTGTGCCAACAAACACGTGGTCGCTCTATACACCAATCGCACTTCTGATCTGCGCCAGGCGGTCTTCGCCGTTGACCTTGCGGATCATGTTGATGACATCAATCTCGTGAACGGTGTGCCCGCCGTGTTCCTCCTTGAAATATTCAAGGCACAGCGTAACACCCAAGGTCGGTTTCTGCCCGGCAGACCAGGCCCCTCGTTCAATTTTGGTGATCTTGCCGCGCATGGTGTGCACAACCGGTGTGACCGTGCCGTCCCAGGATTCCAGGGCACCACGGGCGGTCAGAGGCACATTTTTTCCCTCGGCAACACCGAACAGGGACAGCACGTCGCGGTCATAACTGATCAAATTAAAACTGGTTTCAAGTGCCTCCATGCCCATATCAATTTTGACGGGCGCATCCATACCCCCGGCGCGAAAATCTTCAGTCACCAGCGCCAGGGAGGGGGGAGAATATTCGCTGATCTGTCCGGCATAGCCACGCCCGTCAACGAACAGGTTGATATTTTTCAGAACGTCGCGCGCGGCCATCAGTGAAAGGCCTCCTTGATGTAATCATTGACCAGGTGGGAACGGAACGTGATGTGCTCCGCCGGATAGGGAGGGGTGAAATCGAAGTTGAAGTAGATCTTGCCCTGGGTGATGTTGGCCGGGGTATTCAGGTCCGGATCAGCCCAGCACCGTCCGCCCAGAACGGCACCCAGATTGGTCAGGGTGCGCAGGTAGGCATTGACGCCTTCGGTGACATCCTGGACATAGGTCTTGGTGATATTCCGGTCCACAGCCCACATGTGGGCCCGTTGCAGGCTTTCGTTGATCAGGTCGGCAGTGCGGCGCACCGACAGGAACGCCCACTTGGGATCCGCCGACAGGGAGCGGTTCCCCCACAGGCGGTACCCATCCTGACAGATGATCGTGGCAATGCCCTTTTCATTCAGAAGGTTGGCACGACTGGCAGTATCACCCAGCTTGAAATCAACCGGGCGAGCCGTACCAACAATGCCGTTAACCGGCTGGTTGGACGGCGACCACCAGAAACCACGGTCGTTGTCACCACGGGCGATGATACCGGCCACGCGTGCCGATGCCGGACGCATGGCAACCGCACCGGACCGGTCCAGAACCTTGACCCACGGGTCGATCATATAGACCCGGGTCCCGGCATTCTGTCGCGCATAGGTTTGGGCAGCCTCGTCAGTGGTATTGGGGCCATCGGCCACCACAATAGCCCGCAGACGGTCGGCAATACCTTTCAGCTCGGCCACCACCGGGTTGGCCTGTCCTTCTTCAGCCTGGTGGGTGAAACCGGGAGCACACAGGATGCGTGGTGCAAAACCCACCACCGATTCCGCTCCCAGCAGCGCATGCACGCCCCGGAACTGACCGCTGTCCGCATCAACACCGCCCACCACATTGGCCAACGTTTCGGCGTCGGATTTACCCTTGTCAACCCGGACCACCACCACCACAGCGCCGATCTGGTCAAAGATACCGTCCAGGGCATCGGGCAAAGACCCGTCGCTGCCGAGCTTTGCGGCCTCGGTGCGGCTGCCGGTAACCAGAACCGGGGTATTCAGCGGAAAACGATCCGCATCCGCCCCCGGCGCTGTTCCCACAACCCCGATCACCGAAGACCGGACGGTCCGCACCGGGCGTGGTCCGGCATCAATTTCCAGAACCTCGACACCATGAAGAAATGTTTCAGGCACGTTTGAACCTCCACCTAGAAGCGTTCATCATCATCTATGCTTTACTTGGCTTGTCCTGTGGCGCTTTTTCCTGCATCAGGTCTTCTTTTGTGAAGCCGAAGCGGGTGATGGTTTCCAGGCTTTCGACCTCGACCCAGACCGGGTCCAGTTTCGGCCCGTTGTATTCGGGTTTGCCGTAGTCTTCCGGGTAGGTCTGCGTGTCGGTCATGGTGGTCATGGTGCCGCGCAGCAGGCGCATGAATTCAGCGTGGGTCGGGGTGCCCTTGATCGCGTCCAGATCGGCACGGGTGTTGATGATTTTCATCCGTTAAAAACTCCGTTGGGAAGGTCATGGAAGAATCCGGTGGGCACAGACGCCGCGTGCACTGATGTAATGGTAGGCGCGGTATACCGGGTGACCCCAGTTCGAACAGCGTCCACCGGAATAAGACGGATAGCGAACTTCACCGCCCAGGATCACGGCGTTCGACATCTGGTAGGTACTGCCACGGCCACCCGTCGCATTCCAACCTGTGGAACCATAGGGACCGGCAAAATCACGCCCCCACACCCACATACACCCGGTCGCCTGGATCACGCCCCACCTTGAAGTATACGCGGCATTCAGCACCGTGGATTGCGGTTCAGAACCCGGCGCAGAAGCCTCGGTGGTGCCCCAGGCCAGTGCCGCGAATTCAGCGTATGACGGCAGCTGCTTGCCATGCGCCTGCATCACCTCGGCGGCTTCCCACCAGTTGAGCGAGCTATAGGTCCGGGAGCCATTGCCCCCGAACTGGCCCGGGATTTTCGGTGGGCTTGAGCCGTCGGCAATGATGACACCGTACTTGCTGGTGCCGTCCGTATGGTGGTTGACGCCCAACAGATAGATATCCACCCAGAAGCTGTCCGCGACCAGGGTCATGCCGCGCGGGTCCTTGCACGCCGGGCGGAACTTCAGATCCCACATAGCATACGGATTGATCGCCGGGTTGGTGTCGCCACCCGCCTGTGCCGTCGCGTTGCCTCCGGGCGCATAATGAAAGCCGCCGATCTTGCGCGCGTTGGCTGACGTATAGCCGACCGGGGCCTTGAAGTTGGCATCGGCCCGAACGGATCCATCGGCGCAGACATACACTGCGTAATCGGTGCCGGGGGTCAGGGTCGGCATCGCCACCGCCGTATCGGTTGCAAACGGGATGGCCTTGCCGTGCACCTCCACAGCCGTTCCGGCCTTCAGGCTGATCGCGTTGGCAGCGGTTCTGGTGAACACCACGCTGTCCGGATCGGACTTGATGAAGGCGTTTTGCATCAAGACGTGGCCCGCCAGTGCCGCAGGCGTAACCGCCTTTTCCGTATCCGTCCCGGCACTGACCTCATCCGCCGTCGCCAGCCGGACGATGCCGGATGTTATGGGGGTGGCGGCGTCCATGGCGGCCTTCAGGCCCGCCGGGGTGACGGCCAGATGGGTGGACGACCCGGCGCGGGCCTCGGCTGTGGTGGCCAGTTCCACCAGTCCCTTGACTGTGGTTGACGCATCCGGCGGGCTGTGACCGGGACCGGCATGAGAAGCGATCGCAGCCGCGACCTCTGCGGAAACATGATCGCGCGTCGCAAGCACCACCGACGGGTCAATTTTCAGGGTCACGGCGCTCACGTTGCCGTGCTGCAAAATCATGCGGCAGCACAGGTCTTTACCAACGCCGTCATCCAGTTGCGGCTTGAAGCTCTCGGGATATTTAGCGATGGCGACCAAGGTGCCATCCGCGTCAAACACACCGGCCTCGCGCACGGTCCAGCCACCGACCCGCGCCGGGATCACCGCCTCGACGGTCAGCCAGGCGGGGTTTTTCGGGTCGGTGCGGATGGAATTGATTTCGGTGCGCCAGACCTCGCGCCGCAAGGCGGTTTGATCCGGCGTCGGGTCATAGGCTGCGCCGTCGCCGTCCCCGAAAGCAAAGTGGGTCAGAACAACCGGCTTGGACGTAGCAAGGCCTTCAGTCAGGCGGGTATGACCCGCGTCGGTTACCAAAGTGTAATAGTGTGGTGCGCTCATGCGGCCTCCAGCGGATAGGCAGTGACCGTTTCCGCGCCGTACAGGGCGGCGGCCATCAGGGGGGCGGTGGCGAGGGAAACCGGGTCAACCGGGGGGGCGGGACGCAGGCAGACGGTCTCACCCAGAAGCAAGGCCGCTGCCGTCTGTGGGGTTGCGCCGGACTGGTGCAGGACCACGCGCAGGGCGGTCAGGTGCGAGCGAACATTCTTGGACGCCCGGATCATGGACAGGGCTTCCTCGGAAAGGGCGGGGGAGACCGGGCCGGGCGTGGCAATTTCGGCGGTAAACGTATGGACGGGTGCGGGCGGGTCAGCCTCGAACCATTCGGTCAGCGTGACGTCAACATCAAGGGCCTCAAGTGCCTCGCGCACCGCGCGCCGCGTCCCCTTGTGGCGGTGGACCTGGAATGATGCCGCAATCACCGCCCGCTTCCGCGCCTCCGGCCAGTCCGGGTTCCATACATCCACCGACAACGCCCACGCGAGCCAGGGGAGAGCGGCGGCGGGGATTTCTTCAGGCCTCCACATGTCACTGACAGGAACAGTAACAGCAGATATTCTGTCCATGGCCCGGCTGATGGCTTTTTCTTCGGGAGAGGCATTTGGGGGTAGCAAGTCACCCGTCATGCGGCATCCCCCTCCAGAATGTCTACGTCCGTGCACCACGCAGCCTCGGCCCGGTCAATACTGATTGTCTCTGTCGGCTCCAGAAGCTCTACCTTTCGAACACCGGCCTGATGCAGCGCGGCATATAGTCCGGAGAGCGTGATATCGGCCCCCAGGCGGTGGTGGTCGCGGCAAAACTTTTCGGCCATAGTCCGGACGTGGTCCAGGACGGCCTCACGGTCCGGGCCATCATGGAAAAGCAACCGGGCGCGTATGGTGTATGGGCGGATCTTTGCAGCTTGAACAACAACGCGGTCAGTCAGGGGCCGGATACTTTCATCAGACAGGCGCTCTTGCACCGCAGCCAGCAGTTCTGAGCCCGGCGAGCCATCGCCTCCATTTGACATGACCGTCACTGACACAACGCCGGGCGCGGGGCTGAAAGCATCAACATCCTTGACCCCCGGCGCTGCGGATAAAGCATGAAAGATATAGGCCCCTGTTGGACCGGCAGAGCTGAAACCCTCAAGAGAGAGCTGAATCCGGCGGCGGTAGTCGTCGTCGTTCTCCAGCACTGCGTCTACGGGGGGAAATGCCTGCGGGTTGGCCGCTTGCAGGACCTTGCGGGCGACACCCGGCAAAGCTCCCAGATGATCGAGATTTGTGCCGGTCGCGTAAGCCAGCATGACAGACCGAGCCGCCTCGTTGACTCTCTGCCGTACAATCATTTCCCGGTACGCCGCGACCTCAAGGATCTTTAACGCCGGGTCACTCTCAACCAGCGCTGTAAAAATGGCTTCGCCGTTCTGGTTTTTGTATGCCCGCAGGGCTGCAAGCATGTCGGCGAGAACAGACTCATAATCAAGCTGCTCAACAACATCAGGGGGGCGCAGCTGCGACAGGTCAATGGCGCTGTACCGGGCTTCCTTCCTCACTGGACGCGCACCCCGGGCAAAGAAACCTGACGGCCCTCAGGCAGGTATATTCCGGTCAGGTCCATGAGGATGCCGCCGACATGGGCTTCGAGAATGCGCACGTGCTGGAGCTTGAAACGCGGTTCCCAGCGGGCAAGAGCCTCGGCTGTGGCCGCATAAAGCTCCAGTATGGTGCTGCGGTTGACGGGCGCATCGATCAGGGAGGGCAGGCGACTGCCGTAATCACGCCGCATAACCCGGCTCCCAACAGGGGTCGTCAAGATATCCCTGATGCTTTGCGAGAGATGATCAAGCCCGGAGAGGGGCTTGCCCGTTTTTGCGTTGGTGCCGTTCATGTGTCCATCTTGTGAACACAGCGCTCCTGCGTCCTGTGGCGGTTTTTCCCCTAGCCGGTCGGCGCGGTTGTGGTACCCCCGGAATCACCGGTGTGAACGTGGTTCCGCAGGCTTGTGCCCCCGGCGGTCACATCGCCGTCAACAACATGAATGCTGCCGCTGATCATCGCCGCCGCATCAGCTCCGCCTGTAGCGCCGGACATCCCGGCAAGATAGGTCAAGCGGCCCTCTACCGTCAGATCACCTGTTACAGTGACGGTGGGTGCGTCTATCGTGATGTGGGTGCCGGACCTGACAGTCACCACCCCGTCAAAGTCAGCGGTGAGGGTACGGGCGGCGCGAACAACGACCTCGCCGGGGGTATGGATGGTCAGTCGGCTGGCGGCCTTGTCATATTCAAAAAAAGTGCCATCGGCGTATTCCGTACGATGGATTGTCGCTTGATCTGCCGGGGGCGGATGCGCAGCCCTGTAGAGAGCGGGAAGGACAAAGCCTTGCGCAAGGTCGCCGCTTTGCGCGAGGACAAGGACTTGCTCCCCGGGCTCCGGCGCCCACCAGGTCCGGTCAGTGCCAGCCCGCTGCGTCAGCCATGGGAGCCAGCCTGTCAAAAGGTCGCCGCTGCGCACACGAACACGGGCCACCGAAGCGTCAAGCGCCTCCACCACCCCTGTCCGGATGATGTTCGCAAGCCGTCTCTCCAGCTCTCCAAGGCCCCAGCTCATACGCTGTCTTTTTCTGTCGTTGTGTAGGAAGGCTCGTAGGCGGGGCCAATCTCTGGCGACCAGCTGCCCAGTGCGACCCGTGGCACAGGTTCATCGTCATCCCAGACGCTTTGCGCCAGATGGATGATTTGCTGCCAGTCCACGCGCCAGACCAGGTATTGATCAAATTCGGGGTTGAAGTGGTCGGGGCAAATCGCGGTGACCGTCGCGGGCTCAACCGGCAGCCCCCAGCGGTTGCGGTGCGCGAGCCGGGCAAAAGCCGCCGCCAGGGTACATATGCTGAGGTGCGCCCGCTCAGTCCGGAATCCGATGAGAAGATATGCGCTGAAACGCGCTGTCACGGCCAGCTGGCCGGTCCCCGGATCGCTTTCCGCGCACGGCTCCATCTCGGTCAGTTCCAGAAGGCATGCGGGAACAGGCAAGCGCGCCCTGTCATCATAATAAAAGTCTGTGCACTTCATCGCCGGGAACGCGGCGCGGACAGCAGACCGTATCGCGCCCTGGACCTCCTCGACTGTAACCTGCGTCCTGGCGTTCATCCGCGTCCTTTCGGCCCGTAAACAGTGCGCATGCGGATTTCATCCGAGAAATACCGATAAAATACGCTGCTGATTTCAGGGACTGCCTTTGTCTCGGTGAACGCGGCAATGGCCTCGTGCACAGGCAGAGCCTGCTCTTCGACGGGAAGACGACGCTTCCTGGATCGATGATAAACAGATGTATGGCCGCTTGGCATCCGGGCCATGAAAGAGCCTGCAAAATCCTGCGAGCGGAACGAAACCCCTCTGGCTGAAGTCCGGGGCTTGCCGCGGAATCGACAGATTTCAATGGCGTTGGCCCCGATCCACAACCCGGCTGAAGCTCCGTCACCTTTGAGACTCTTCAAACGCGTCCGCAGCGCCTTTGCATTGCTCAGCTGGAGCTCACCCAACAGCCCGCTTTTGACAAGGCGGGTAATGTATAATGCAGTCTTGTGCAAAGCGCGGCTGCGGGCGAGCTGGACGGCGGACTCAGATGCATAGAACTCATCTGCAATCCGCGCTAACTCTGCTGTGTTGATTTCAAAACCCAGCATCTTTGTTTACACTCGCGAGAGGAACAACAGCCCAGCCGGTCCCGTCGGGCTGAGCGCCCCCAAGAACGTCAAAAACCTCACCCGTCCGCAGTAACAAGACCGTATCGCCGCGCCGCAGGTCTCCAAGGTCCGACATTTTTCCGTTCAGGCGAGGCTCTGTCCGGTCACCGCAGTACTCCCCCAACTCAACATCAAGGTAGGGGTCATCGTATAGAACGGTAACAGTGCGCTCGGTGCCGTTTTGCAGCTGGAGGACAGCTGCTTCTGCGAACTCTTTCGGGTTGAGAAACAGCCCCAGTTCCTCCCACGTGTGGAAACCTGTCACTTGGTCCTCTTCTCTGTGGCTGGTTTCGGGGATACAAGAGCCGCCCTGCCACGTGCAATCAGATTTCGCGCTACATCCACGGGTACAGAAACGGTATCCCCGTCCTTGCGGATAACTCCCTCGTATCCGAATGGAAACACCACACGAAGCGTAACAAGGCCCGTTACACCATCGGACTCTTCAGCCATCTTTTCCCTCCATCAAAGTACGGCACTAGCGCCCGAGGCAGAATGATTCTGCCCGGCGGGCAAGAAAGTCGCAGTCCTGGAAAGCAATAATCTGGATGCCCCCGCTTTTGGCATAGGCCGCAGCATCCACCGTGATTTCAAGGCCGCCCCAAAGCCCGATCAGCAGATCTGCAAAATTGCCGAAGAAAACATCATTGGAATCAATCTGGTTTGTTGCTTCAACACGGTATCCATTGACAGTATCCCCCGCCTCCCAGACAGGTGCGCCATTCGTTCCCTCGAATTTCTGGGCTGTCTTCAGCCAGCCCTTTGTGCGGCTGGACAAAACGTAGGCCATTCCCGGACAATCAGCATTGTCGCCCGCTATCTCGGATTCCATCTGGATCAGCTCGGCATATGCAGGGTTGCCTTTGGCAGCGAATTTTACTGCATTTATCCCAGAAAGACGGGACAGCCCGAGAGGCTCCTTGCTTCCCGCGCCGTAGAAGGCTGCCTTGTCGATGGTAGCTCCAACGGCAGCAGCTATATCTGCGCGAATCATTGCCTCGATATCAATGCTGGACTGCATGATCTGACGGCGGGTAATGGGCACTGCCGCCGCCACTGTTCGGGGAGACATCTTTTTGGAATGGAAGACCGGAAGCGTGTCAGGAGCGTCCGCACCTTCTCCGATCCAATAGCCCATTGCCCCGGAGGTTTGTGCGGGTATCTCCACATCGCCGACCAAGCCTGTCAGCGGCGTACCAAGGCGCATGGAAACTGTGCGGTTGCGCAGGATCTGTATGAAGGACGAGGCCAAATAATCTGTAGCGACCAGATAGCCGCCCGTATTTCCTGACTCGCTCCCGTCTTTCGATGTGTTGAGGGCGCGGTCAAGAACGTCCTGGGGGACCATAATTCCGTTGGTCATTTTTCCCAAGGCCCGCGCGGTGGCACGGCTTACTTCGAACTCAAAAGCAGCCTCTTCCCTTAGCTCGTGGTTCCCCGGCGCCGCCAGGGCACGAACAGCACGGACAATACTAAACGAACGGCATTCCTTCTCGGTCAGTCCGACGGTCGGGATGGAGCGCACATCAAGGGCGGGGGTGGTGCCAGACGCAATATGCTTCAAAAGGTCGGCCCTGAACTCATCGACGCTGCGGTTGCCCGTCACCGCTTGACTGGCCAGGGCTTCGGCCTTGTACTGCCGCCCGATGTCAATAATGGCTGCTGCGCGCGCCCGTTCAGCCTGAACAGGGTCCTCGGCAGTCGTTACCTTGGCTTCGACCGTGTCTGTTGTCTTTTCCATTCCCGCTCCGATCCTCACGTGGGTGTTGTTGTCGTCAGTCTCCGCGACGTGCGGCCTGAAGTCCTGTGGCGGTTTTTCCATGCTGCGCCCGACCCCGACGGACGGGTCGGCGGGGATGGAAACCAATGAGATTTCAAAAGGCTGCCATCGCCGCACAGTAACAAGGTCCGGCTGCCCGGCACGTTTCTGGACCTCGACGTCATCGACCGTATAGCCGACCGACACATGCTGGCGGATGCCATCGCGAATATCGTCGAGGATTTCTTGAGCCCGTGCAGATTTACCAAGGCGGACCCGGGCGCGGCCCTTGCGGTCTGCGCCTGTTTCAACCATTTCCACAACCCCGACATGGTCCTCCGGGTTGTGCCCGACCAGAAATGGGGCCCCGTCGTCAAGCCTGCTGGTATCCATGGCGCCGGGGGCATGGTCGAGAATTTCCTCACCAAACCACCGCAAAACAGGCGTTTCGGACGAGAACGCCAGCTCGACGCAGCGGTTTTCTTCATCAAACGCGCTCACCCGACCCGACCGGGTCAGGCCCGGGCGCTCGCCATCACGCGTATTGATCATTTCGGCGGTCAGGGTTTGTAGACTACTCATTCAGGTTCTCCGGTTTTTCCCGCGCCCGCTTGCGTGGGCGCCCCGAGTGCCAAGCCAATTGCACTGCCTATGTATTCTTTCGGAATCCCTGCCGCCTCCATCGCACAGATGTCGCGGGCGATTTCCCGCCACACGGAATCCGGATCCCGGCCCTGTTCACGAATGATCTGCGAGGGGGAGGACAGCATGTTGTTTTTCGCGGCAATCGCGGCCTTTATATCGGCGGCGGGGTCGATCCACTGCCAGCGGCGGGGCTGCCAGGCAACGCGGCTGTATTTTTCCAGCCGGTCCGGGCGAAGGGTCCCGCCGTTTTCCATCGCGACACCATGGAGGAGGGCTTTGGGGAGCCAGGCTTTGAAGACGGGTTCATGCAAAGTTTCGATCAACCATTCCTGGAGCCACTTCCAGTGCTCGCGCTCGTCCAGTGTGCCTTGCCGTATACTTGAATAATTCACGCCTTCAAGGTCGTTGGCTAAATTGTTGTACGCAACACCCATGCCACTGGCCGCGCCTCTCAGCATGGCTTTTTGAAAGGCGTGGAACTCACCGGAGGGATAGGACGGGTTCCATTCCTGAAAGCTCACACCTGCGGGGAGCTCCTGGAAGACCCCGGCCTTGGCCTCCATGTAGAGCTCTTCGTTTTCGTCAAGAGTGTCACCTGTCTCGAATTCGTGCTTGAAGAAGCCGCACTTTGCAGCAGCTGTTCTTGCGTTGACCAGGGCGGCATGCTCGAACTCTTTCAGCATGTGCAGACGCCACAAGCTGGTTGCCATCCATGGCAAGCCCCGTTTTTGGCCGACAATGTCAGGCAGGAAGCCGTGTATAATCTCGCTGGCCGGGATACGGCGATAATTCCTGCCCTCAAGGCTATAGTCAGGGCGCCCGTCATCTGTTGTCATGAAGTAATAGGCCAGGGGGCGACCCGACATATTGAATTCAATACCCTGGCGGATGAATGATCCTCCGGTCCGGGGGTCCTGGTCGAGGTGCACAGGACAGCGGGTGGGGTCAATCACCTGGAGCGCAAACCCCCACGGGCCTGCATCCGGGCCATGGACCATTTTTATAAAGAACTCGCCGTCCCGGGCGGCGCTGGTGATGCAAAGAGACTGTAGGGCCCGCCAGCTCAATTGGCCGCCGATATCACAACTTTTGGCGGCCCCCCACCGGTCCCAGGCATCTTCCAGGGCGTCATTGGCCGAATTATCCAGGTTGCCGTCGAAATCGCGGGCCTGCGCCTGGAGAAGAACCCCCTTGGGCCCGACAATGTTCTGCACACATAACCGAACAAATTTTTTCGCGTAGTCATTGTTGTCGGCTTCATGTCTGGATCGCGCAACCAATGAGGTATAGTTCCTGCGCACGACCTCATCAGCGCTGACAGGCGTTGTGCTCCAGGACTGGGTCAACCGGTCCGTCGAGGCGGAATCGAAAAAGTTACGGGAGAAACGGGCGCCGGGGCGGCGGCGGACTGCGGAAGCCGTACGCCTGAATAGCCGGTCCAGGATATTCATCAGAACCTCACCAGAACCTGCCGCCCCAAAAGGCTCTGACCGCGTTCGGCAAGCCGGGCTCTTTTCAGCTCCGCCCGGTACGTATCCCGGAGGCGGAGGAGATCGGGGATCGGTGTGCGTTCCAGCTCACGGTTGTTGATCTTGTACTTGCTTTGGTCGATCGTGGCCCGCCCCTCGATAACGGCTTCGACAGCCTCAAGGACCTTCATAACATGGCCGCGACCGTCAAAAAGGCCGGTAATATTATCGGGGTCATCACGCACCAATATCGCGCCCGATTTCAGGTCGTATACGGTGAACCCGTCGGATACACGGGCCGTATACCAGTATGTGCCGGGAGGCCACAGCGTGGTCCGACTCCCGGGCACGCTTATTCGGTGCTGAAGGCCGTCAGGCTCTGCCTCCAGGTCAAGGGGTGCGGGACCCCTGAGAAGCAGGCGGAGAGTCCAGTCCGGGGGGGGACAGGCGGGGAGCGTTGCACGAATATCCAGCGATGTACCCGCTGTAATCTCTTTCTGGATGGCGAACATAGGCACCTGTAAACCTGTTTATTCCCGCCGCCGCGTAGGAAATCGCGACCGTCGCGCAGTATGGTGGGGCCCGGACCCGGCGCTGTCCTGTGGCGCTTTTTCCCCACGGCCCAGTGCGGTGCGGGATGCAAGTTTATGGAATTTCGGGTTCAGGATTTTCAGGGCGGCCAAGGCGTAGACGCGACAATCAAGGGCCTCGTTACGGCCCCGCGTCTTGTGCCATTCGGGGCGGGGAAAGCCTTTTACGTAGCGTGTAATGAGTTTTTCGGCGGTCAGCTGGTGGAAGTACTCTGCGCTCCGGTCGGCGGGAAAATGACTGTAGCCCGGACCCGGCGTGTTGACCTCCAGGCGCCGCATGATCATGATCTTTGCTTCGTCTACACCAACACCGAAAAGATTGATCGGACGCTCGCCGCGAATGGACCGCGTGCGCTTTGGCGGCGAGACCAGGGGCCGCCCGAAACCACCGATGCCTTTGATGGCGAACACGCGGCGCCCGCTTTGACGCCTCACGTAGTCATAGGCGGCAGAGGTATGACCGCGCCCTCCGCCGGTATCCAGGCAAGCAGCACTGATTGCAAGCTGTGCGCCGGACTGGTGCAGGTAGGTTTCATTCAGGGCCTGGTCCAGCTCCGCCCATACAGCCGCCCCAAGCGGATCACCCCATAAAACAAGGTAATCGACGGACCAGCTTTCCTCATCCGCACCCCAGGCAACCACCTCCATTTCAAGACGGTCCTGCTGCATGTCAATGCCCGCCGTAAGAATCAGGCCCGCCTCGGGCACAGGGGCGGAGAAAACCTCGACTCTCTGCATCAAGTCCATTGCAGATGCCTGCTGCCCGTCTTCCTCCCAGGTCTCCGCAAGCGACACATTGACAAAGGTTTGCAGGTCGCCCGCTGCTTTTTTGTCGAGGAAGGACCGGACAATGTCGCGCAGGTACCTGAACGTCGAGTATAACTCGTTCAGATGATAGCTGGCATGGCCCCTGAAAGGGCGTTCGGCCTTCCATTCACCAAGCCGGATGGCTGCAATGCGGCGCCCGTCATCCCAAAGAGAGCCACACTCCGAACACACGTAACACGCTGTCTCCGGTAGGTGTTCGCCATCACTGCTTTTATTCCACTGGACGCCGCGCCAGGACAGGTGCTGTCTGTGACCGCAGTCCGGGCAGGGAACAAGGAAGCGACGGCAGTCCCCGGCGATAAAGGCGCTTTCGATCCACGACGCCGCCTTCAATGTAGGGGTCGAGATTTCAAGCAGCTTGCGCTGGTCTCCGAAAGTCGCCGCCCGTTGCCACAGCAGCCCGACCGGGTGGCCTTCGGATGTGCGGTCATATCCGTCGGTTTCATCGCAGACAATGAACGGCGCGGAACGCCCCCGCATGGTTTTTGGACTGCCGCTCCAGGCAAACATCAGAAAGCCGCCGGGATAAGACTTCATTCGCTGGTTGTTGACGCCCTCCCTGCCACGTGGCTTGGCCAAAAGGGCCTGCAAACCTTTATTAGCCTCGATCATGGGGTTGAACTTTGTCTCCAGCCATGTCGCCAGGTCGCCTTGTGACGGTAACATCATGATCTGGCTGCATGGATTTTGCGCAATCATGTAGGCTTGGGCGCAGAGAGCGAGGGTTGTTTTGCCAACCTGGGCTCCCCACTTCATGGAGACCCGCTGACACTCCGGATCCATGAGCATGTCCAAGGGCTCGCGCTGGTATGGGGCGTTGTCGAAGCGCAGCGGACCAGGGACCGCATTACCGATTGGTATACGGATATTGGCCTCGGCCCATTCACTGGGCTTCAGCTTCGGCGGAGGGCGCAGGTAGCCTTGTGCCCGTCGCATGGCCGCCAGAATGCCGCGCGGATTTGGAAAGCCCTCGGTCACCGTCAGGACTCCTCCTCAAGCTCAAGATCAGCCTCTGAAATCAGGGTGGTGGATGCCAATGTTTCAAGAGCCGCGTCAATTTCATCAAGGAGAGCGGCTTTCAGGCGGGCGGCGTCTGTTTCACCGATGAGGCGGGTGACAACCCGGCCCGGTATGTTCCTCAGGTTCGCCCGCACTTCCGCGAATGCGGTAGCGATGGCTTTCTCGACCTGGGACAGGGGGGCCAGTTCACCGCTTTCACGAAGCAACGCCAGTTCGGCCTTGCGGGTAATGGCCAGAAGGTGACGGAGCTTCAGTTCTTGTTCATCGGCGGGCGCACTTGACACTGCTTCCTGCCGGATCCTGTCCTCGCGCCAGGCAGCAACATCGGCGGTGTTGAAAATCCATGCCTTGCCCTTGCCCCCACGGCACACGAAGGGGCAACCAACCTGGACCCACTGGTCAATTGTTGGCAGCGCGACGCCAAATACCTGGGCGATGGCCGTGCGGTTGACCTCCTGGCCCGCTCCTTTCCTGCCACTCATCGCGCTACAGCCGTCTTGCTATATAATAATAAACCCCTTGGGCAAGGGCCACGCACACATAAAAGCCCGGGCCTTTCCACCCGCAGGCCGGACCCCTCGCGGAAGTACCTGTTTTTTTCAGGACACACTCCTCCCGCGACGTGTGGCCAGCAGCTCCGCGCCCTTGCCGAACTCGCGCAGGCCGAAGTAGGCGCCGGGCAGCGAGAACAGCAGCGTCATCGCGTACGGGTCCGGGGCGGGCGCCTGCCACACATAGGCGATACCTGCGAGCAGGGACAGGGTGGACTGGCCGGGGCGGATCCAGCGGATCAGGCGATCAGAGGCCCGGTCCCCGGATCGAATGGTTTCCTGCGTTTCATGATGGGCGTGCTGGCTGTCTTCCAGGTTGGCCCGCGCCATAGCCTCGATATGTGCCCGGGTTGACTTGTCATCCTCAAGGCTGATCTCGCGCAGGCGAATGACCGCCGCTGGATTGTTCTGTAGCTCACGCAAGGCCGCCTCGGGGCTGTCTGTGCCTGTTGCGCTGCTGACCATGGCGATGCCGCTGGCCACCGCTGCGGGCAGGTTGCCCGTCAGGAGCGAGCCTACCAGCGACGCCCCATGACCGCCGTTCTTCTTGATCCATTGCCCGACATCAGACCATTGCATGACGCGCCCCGCTGTTATGGTGTCCATCGTGCACAGGGGCCCGTGCGCGTGTCGATGTGGATGAAAGACGGGTAAAGCCCCAGACCGAGCCGGAACGGGTACTGCTTGCACAGCCACACATAAACCGCGTGCAGTGGGCTGACGGTAATGATGTCGGCTGCACGCCCCAGAAGGTGCATGGATTGCGGGCGCCCGCCG